TGTCTTTGCTACACATTAAAATAACGCCTTTTTTGATATCTGTGCCGTATGTAACGTTATGAGCCGCGGCATAAGCTGTTAATTGAGCAAAATAATCGTCAATCCATTCTCGCTTCTTAGGCTTATTAGTTTGCTTAAAGTCGATAATTGCTGGCTCGCCTTCGAACATGCCGACACAGTCTGTTGTTCCTGCGTACACATCGGGGTACATAAGGCCAACTTCTGTGCCCCAGTATTCGTCTGCTCGGCTAAGACCCTTATCAATAATAATTTGGGCCATGCCGTGGCTTTGTATGCTATAAGGATTTGTGCCGGGTGTGCCGGCGTCGCCAGTTAGAATGTAGTCTTCTAACCATTTGTGTAATCGTGTTCCGCGTCCTGCGGCTTCTGTAGTAATAGCTTGGGCCTTAGCTGTACCTACGCGCTTGCGCCAGTTTGCTAATGCTTGTCTGCTTTCTTCGGATTTGGTTGCGTCGAGAATTGTTGTAACGCTGGGAACAGGACGAGCTGTTTTACTTTCGTTAGTATAACGTCTTGTTCCGTTTTCGTGGATTCGTCTTAGGGATGGGTATTCAAATTTATTTGTTATCATCTAAGTAGTATAGCACCTAGACAGGATATGTCAAGCTAGATTTACCAGCTTATATTCCATTGTAGGGTTGTGTTTGATCCTGGATCAGTTACGATGTTAACACCGTAGCCCAGGTTAGTGAAGTAATCTTTTACGTAGTTGAGTTGGTCAAGTGTGGTTGCGTCAGTAGAGATACTGTTCCAAACATTGTAGTAAACATTACTGTTAGTCATAACAGTATTATTAACGTTCGCATATAGTACACCAGCATCAATATTAGCGTACACAGCATTTTCGATAGCAGTAACTTCGCCGTGAATAACTGTATTATTTCTTGTATCAGTTCTTGCTGTTGTTGCGTTAATAAAAATACCAGGCATTATAACTCCGACTTAATATCACTCATTGCTTGATTACCTGCCATCTTCTCTAAAGACGCAGGGTCAGTCTTTTTGTCTAAATCTGCTGGTAGTTCGCTAGCGGGAACAATCTTTTCTCTGTCTACACTGCTAGCATATCCGCTTTGATCAACTGCTTGTATTAGTTCATCAATTGTGGTAACATAACCCTGTTTAGCTAATGTTGCTTGAAACTTTTCTGTGGATATTTCAGGCACTTGCGACGAAGCCATACGTATAAGTAAATCTTGAACGACTACCATAAGCTCGTTAAAATAACCTTCCGAAAGGATCACGTCGCGTATCAACATTATATTTCTACAGGTGCTCTACCTAATGGCTCATCTTCTGGTCCAGCCATTGCTGGCTCGTTAACATCTACGTCGTCTAGGCCTAAATCATCTTCTGCTCCGCCTAATCCGTCAAGTTCGCCTGTGTCGCCTAGTCCCATGTCGTCCATTGCTGGTGCTTCACCGGATACTGTAGCAGTAGCTTGATCCATGCCTGCTTTTGCAGCCTTGCCGGCTTCTATATAAGCATTTAGTGTACTATGTACACTGTCCGAGAACGCTTGTGCCGCTTGTGCGCCTTGCTCTGTTCTCATTTGGTCAGCTATAGCAGGAACGTCTTCGTTCATCATTCTGCCTACTCTTTCTATTTGATCTTGAATATCGTCTGCTAGAGCGCGAACAGCCATAACAAGCTCTGCCGCGGTAACGTCCACATTCTCTGTAATTTCTGTTGCTCGCATTCTGTTTACCGCTCCTATTTTTTTGCCAAACATTTGTATGCCGTTAACAAGATCAGCTTCTTCCAAGTTATTTAGGAATCCGACAACTGAGTCTCGGCTTTTTCCGCTTACTTCTGCAAACGATTGTAATTTTTCTTCTATAGCATCAATGCTACCTTGTTGCGCTAACTCAACACCGCACTCTCTGGCCATTTCGCCAAGTAGTGCATCAGTTAAATCAGTTACTGTTTCGTCTATGCCATCGCCTAGGCCTTCAGCATTCATGCCACAGTTTTCCATGTAATCTTTTGCCGCTGTTAAGACGATAGGAAGAACATGTTCGTCGTCATAAGCAAAGCGATTATCCATTCTATAACGGTTCATGCATTCGGCAGCGGCTTCATCCATTGTGTATCCGCTATCCATTAACTGCGAAATGCTGTCGCTAATCATAGTTTTCATTCTGTTATACTGCGGGCTTTCTGCATATACGCCTTCGTTCAGCATTATGTTTAATGCGTCTTTAAGCCCGATATATTTAGAATACTCTGGATTAGTATGGTACTGATTACTGTTAACTCTTATTGAAGTAAGAGTGTTTAGCGTGTTCTCTAAAACTTTTTCGAGTTTCTTTTTTGACGGTAATTTCTTACTCAAAGATATAGCAAACTCTTCTTTTAGGAGTTTGTTAATTTTAGTAATCTTTTGTTTACTAGTTTGGTTAAAATCGTTTAAATACATGTTTGTTCTTCCTGTTGGTATTTAGCTATTACTGTTATTTATCATTTCTGTAAAGTTTTTCCTACAGATGTTCCAGTTGTTGTGTTACATGATTTAGCCTACTTGCCACTTCGCTGGCTCTAAACTCAGCAACGTCGTATTTGTCCATGTCTTTTGTTGTTTTCATTGTGTGCTTGAACACAATTAAGTCAGTTTTTAGTTTAAAATACGCAGTAGATAACGATTTCATCTGTAGCTTTTGTGACATCGGCTGTTTTTTGCCCTTGTTGTATAAGTTACATATACGTTCCGCTAAGACTCGCACTGGTATCTCTGTTACTAATACCTGCTTGGTCATATAATTTTGTACTTCGTAATAATCATCCTTTTTTGTAACCACGTATACGCCGCGCTTTGCTACATTACTAGCGAGATTATCTAACTTTTTGGCTAATGCTCTCTTGTTCATACTGTTATTTAGTTTTACACATGTTGCTTCTGGTTATATGTGGAAAATCCTACCTGGCTACCTTTCTGCACTTTCTTTAATACGTTACGTACATGCAAGTCCTCAGCCATGTAGAGTTCTCGTTCCTGAAGATCTTGGACACCTATCCAGCCCGAGTCTTGGATTAATTCGTACAGTCTAGTTTCAAAGTTATTAATTAACCCTAAAACGTTATTTTTTCCTTTTACTGCTCTCACTGGTCTTCCTTCTCTTTTTGCTGGATACGCCACTTTTCCATGCTTCGTTTATATCTTTAGTCGACGGATCGTCTGCTTTAAACTTGCCGTCTGGAGCGTGTGTCCTAGTCGGCTCTGGTACTAAGCCAACTAGAATTTTTTCTAATTTAGCTTTTGCATCCGGGTCTGCTACTGACTCTAACTGTCTTTGTAAATATCTAATTCTTTTTTCTGTGTTCATGTGTTTCTCCTTTATTTTACTGTGTGATAGCCTTGGCCGTCACAATGGTCACAGCCTTTGCCTTTGCACTTTTTGCATTCGACTTCGTCATCGAATTTCAATTTACCAGTGGATGTTCGATGCCGAGCATCTAAATCAGCATAATCTTTTGCGGCCATGCGGGAGCGGCCAGTCGGCCCGTAATCATCGTCGCCGTTACTATAATCGTTATTCTTTTTATATACACTCAATAAGTAATCTTTTGCATCATCCTGCGAATCGAAACCTCGCCAATCTTCTGTTTGCCATAGCCTTGCTATCCATCCATAATCTTTATGCTTAACGATTTCGCCCTTACCTATATAGATTCTGCCGCCGGGCATTGTTGCCTTAGTGCCTGCTCCTTTTTCACGAGGATTGAACACCTGGCTTCCTTCACCTTCGTTAGTTTTCTTCTTCTTTCCTAACTCACACTCTGGACAAGGTGCTGACGCAGGCACGTGATCGCCAGTGAACTCATCTTGATGGTCCCAGTGTACAGTACCAGTATCTCCACAGGCCTTGCATTTTACGTCTTCGTTAGTTTTCTTTTTCTTCTTTGTTGTGCCCATGCCCGGAATGCGACGATTCATTTTGCCCATTGGCATTGCTACACCTGCTATGCCGCCGACGCCAGTTTCGTTTAAAATATCATTAATTTTCATATTACTGTAGTTTCGGTTTACCGAAAACTGTCTCCTTAATCGTTTGTCCGTTTCCTAGTTTTCTTACATAGGTCTTATCGTCAATCATTTTTAAATTAGGATCATTAAACAACTTCTGTAAAAAAGCCTCGTCATTTACAAGAGGTGCATTCATTTTACCTAATACATGTGCCATAGCATCACTGGATTCAATCCACCAGCCTGGCTTATCTAATGCTTGCCTTACTTTTTGTATAACTTTGTCTTTACTAACTCGCTGTCCGTCGTGTCCTATTCCTTGTATTTTGTTGCCAGTCCAAGTTTCACCTGCACGATTCTTTCTAAAAAACATAGTAGCGTCAACATCATCTTCCGGATCCCAATCTATAACTTCCCAGTCGCTTGGAATAACATCTCGTAAGCTATTAACGTGACTACCTAGTGGTGTGCTACTGTACGCTTGCTGTACTAAGTCCACAAGGTTTTCGCCTGCTTCTTCTTTATCAGCATTCGAAATAATCAATTCCCATTGGTTCTTAGGGAGTTCTAATTCTGTTATTAAGTCGCTATATCTCATACGTCGAACGTCTTGTTAGGGGTTTTAAAATCTTTCTTTCTCATAATTGTCTTAGCTACTAAATCTAATTCATTATTTCTAGGGTCTAGCACTAACACAAACGGCACGTTTATATCTGTCTGCATGTCTTTCATTACTGCTTGGGCATCTGGCCCCATCTGCGCAATAGGCTTTCCCCATTTCTTATATTCTTGTTTAAATAAACGAACCAATTCTGACATAGTAATCGGCTTTTGATTTCTGTTATCGTTTACTCTATCTAAAAAGTGTCTTGTAAATTCAACATCGATACCTACTTTAGCAAACCAATTGTCTACTGTTTTTTCTAATTGGTCAAGATCTGCTTGCGCCAATTCATTAATGCGTTCTTCAGCAAACTCATCGCTTGTTTTGTGGCTAAACTGGTCTATAAGTTCTTGTAATGTTGCGTCTGTTACTACACTAACTGGAACCTTGTTTATGCCTAACTTTTTATAAGCATCATACCTATGGTGGCCATTAATGACATAGCCTTCTCTGTCTATCATTATAGGCTTGTTGAATCCGCCTTCTATGCTTTTAGCAGTTTTATCAACTAGTCCCGGAACTCGCTGAGACTGAGCTGGTTTTAATTTAGTAATACTCATAGTTCCATGTTTAACATTATGTGTATTTTCCAAATCGTCAGCATGAATCTGCGGCATTTGATTGCGCGGAATATCGTACCCTTCTTTAATAATGTCAGTTATTTTCACTTGTCGTTCCAGTCATCATCTAATTCATTTACTTGTATACTATCAAACTCGATATCGAAATCTGGAATTACTCCAGGCACTTCGTTAGTTTCATAATGTGTTGTAATAGTAACATGGGCAATATATTCATCGTAATCTGATGTTGCACCTAAGTCTGTTATTTCCTTATGTAAGTACGAAGCACCGGGACAGTCTAGCATTAACACTAAGCAGTCTTCGCCGAGTACTTCCCATTCTTTAACCTTACCGGTTACTGTTATTTCTTTTCCGTCTAACTTAATTACTTCTGGAACTGGGGTTTTACTAAACACTATCGTACAATGTAGCTCGTCCGGATTACTTACAGTTACATTATTTTCTTCACACCAGGCTATTATTTTTTTAGCTGATGATGCGCTGACTTGAAGTGAAGAATACGTGCCATTTTCATGCTGTACTTCTTCGAAGCTATGTACTCTACGTTCAACTTTGCTTACCCATTCTTTGCTCGGTTTTCCTGAACCTTTATAATACTGTAATACTTTTTTAGGATTACTTTTACTTACAAGTGCCCATTTGCCATTTACTTTTTTCAAAGTCTCAGTGACTAAATCATCTGTGTTTAATTTCATGCCGGTTACTTGTTGTATTAAATCCCATGCTTCATTGGTTCTATTAGAAAGAATTAAATCGTCTAATTCTTTCTTTTCAGCCGGAGTCGCAAGTTTATAGAATTCCATCATTTCGTGGATTCCTATGTTGCCTCTGTATGGTGCCTCAGCCAATTCAAATAATCTCATTTTTTCAATTTAAATCCTAATCTTCCTTTTTGTCCTGTTGCAAAATAAGTCTTATTAACAATCTGCGGTGATCCTTCAAACACTGCTGGAAATTTTGTATAGTAATCTAGTGTAACATCATCGCCTATAACTTTACCCTGTGTTAGTACCATTACATATTTGTTGTTGTTTAGTGCCGCTATCATTACATCTTTAAATTCTTGCGTAGAATTCACAACTGGTATAATGGTATTTACAATTGCGGCAAGTACGTGATAAAATACTCTGTACTCTGCACGATGCACTGTGCTTTTATCTATGCCCTGGGCATGAGTCATCTTACGCAATCTTGCTGATGTTAAGTCATCTATATTTTTAGAACTTCTGTCTAGTTCCTGTAATGATTTTGCATCTCTGGTCGATAATAGACCTAGCAATATACCGACTTTAATAGGACCGTTTACTGCACTCTCTGTAGCAATAAGTTCAAGTATCTGCGATCCTAATGGGTACTGTTGTTTCATCTCATCTGTTAGCTGATCGTAAACACCTTTTAAGCTACTTGCCGCGCCACCTGCTGTATGTGCTTTACTGCTTACACCGATGTCTTGACCGTTCGGTGCTTTAATAACGCTGTCTACTAACGGATATGCTGTGCTTTCAGGGAACATAATCTGCGAGCCTTTAAGTGTTGTTAGCTCGTATGCCGCTAGCATTTCCGGTGTATTTCCTTTTACGTTTCCGCCGTCGATAATTGCAAGTGGGCCTAAATATTCGCCGCCGTACTTTTGCAATACGTTAAAATATTTCGCGCCACCTGCGATTGGTGCTACGCTACCAGTTCTGGCATAGGACACAGCTTGTTCCATAATCGCCTGTAAATCTTCGTGTTCAGAATTTGCTGTTATGCTAGCAATATTAGTTAAAATCTCGGTGGAAAGTTGTTCAGTTGTTTTAAAACTTTCGTCATTTACTAGGTCAGCTGGCTTAATAGGCACACTTTCAGTTTCAGCGCCTTTCCTAAATTTATAACCTCTTAGCGTTTTCCACATTCCAGTAACCCCTGCGGCAGGAATAGCTCGTACATACCTAACCCAGTACTGAGGCGCGCCGACGTTATCAGCCATTATTGCTACTAGCGCGGCTTTTGTGCCTTGATTAGGATTGTTGTCGTTTACTCTTTTTGCCGCACCGGGAATCACTTGTTCTAATGCCGCTTCTAATTCGTCTAAACTTTCGTAACTGTCTGCTTCTGGAGGAGATACTATTATAACTTCTTGCATTACAAGAATGTCATTAGGGTTAGTAACACTTATGTATTCCTCACCGGGCATTCTTGCAGTTACACCCCTTGATTCAGTTATTACACTTTCTTTTAATCCTAATTCCTTTTTTTTGCTAGGATGCAAATCTCGTTGCATATAGCCTTGCAGGATAGGACGTAAGTCGAATTTATCTCCACCGGTGGCCCTTGCTTCTCTAAAGTCACTAATCATATTAGGATCGGGAATAACAAAATAAGCAGACATTTGCCCTCTAAGATCGTTAGCTAATAATGGCTTACTCATTAAGTTTTCTAAGTCGCGTTTTATACCTCTGTCGGGCACTGCACTCTCGTTAATTGGAGTTTCTTTTACCTTAGATTTAGTCCACACCTTACTAATCGACTTGTCGTCAATTTTGCTTAAAAGTTTAATTTGTTCTGCTAGTGGTAGCTTATTGATTTTCTTAAATACACTTTCTGTAGCTACAATCTTTATACCGAATTTTTGTGAAAGTTCCGGGAAAGTATCAGGACGAATAATTGTATATTCCGGTCCTATATTCTGTGACCCGTATCGTACACTTTTCGGAATGAACCCGTACTTTTTGTAAAATTTGTCTAGGATTGGTTTCCACTTGTCTATCTCCGCTTGCATTTCTTGTATATCATTAGTCCACTTGGCGATTACTTTATTGTTATCGTCACTTTGCTCATCGCTCTCTACATTATTTAAATGGGATGTTAGATTCTCTATTGATTCTTTTCTTGCTTCTATGCTACCTCGTGTATTGCGGGCTTGTTCATACTCTTCTCTATTAACTACTTTAAAGTGTTCTTTTTTAAGTTGCGTAGGCACTTTGTTCATGTCTGCTATGCCTTTCTCTGTCTCATCGCCAAATATGTCGCCGAAAAAACTGATATGTTCGTTATGCACGTCTTGCCTTACCATTAGCGTTTCGGTTGTTGGATTTAGTGTTATAGTAAATGCGGCTTTCGGAACAGTCCCGACGTCTTTGTGGAAAAGCTGGCTTACTGCCTTCTGCAATTTGTCAACAGGTACCTGTTCTTCGGAATGTAAAATCTCACTTTTAGTTATTAAACTCCATAGCGTGTCACCGTTCAAACTAAATTCTTTTAATGCGTTTCTTAGCCCACTAATTAAGGCTGCGGTTGGCTTGCTCCTCGCTTTACCGCTTAACGTATCTATTGCCAACATAACAACCGCATCTGCAAATTCTTGTTGCGCGGTTGCTGCCGCAGTCTGCCAATCTCCATCAGTAGTCGACCTAGGGTCAGCATCCACTTGTGCTTTTAGGTCATCTGTCCAGTCCTCGTATACTCTGCTCAATGTTTCAAACATATCAGGCTGAGCTCTGCCTGTTTTTAAAGTTCTAGCCATTTGTAAATGCTGGTATGCTTGTGCTAGTTTCTCCAAGCCGTCTGTATAACGTGCCTTACTTAATGTCGCTCTCATGCCTTGAACAAGTGCGTTGTCTGGTAACTTACCGCCTGCAAATTCTGTTGCGTATTCGTCTGGAATACTAGTCTGGCCATTTACAGCTTTAACTAGTGCGCGTATATAGTCTTTTCTAAATGCGTTCTCGTCGTGGCCAGCCTGCATAATTGCCGCATATCTCGATACAGTTTTTGCTATCAATTCGTGCTGGTCTAAATAGTCGCCGCCCGCCGCTCTAAATTCTATTAGACTATTTCCGCTATCGTTTTCTTCTGATTTAAAATGTATAGTACGGTACTTATCGTTAGAAATAAATTCATTTAAAATTTCTTCTAGCTTGTCTAAACTGCGCTGATCGTTTAAATTTTGCTTTAGATTTACTATACTATCGTCTATTATTTTTTTCTGGCTCATTGTATAATGACTATTTTCTCTGTCGAATTGCTTCAGTACATATGAATCGCCTAACAACAATGCCATTTTTAATTTATTCGTTTTAGATTGTTTTCCTGACCAGCTCATGGTTACGTGTAATCCTGTAGAACTATTAGTTTCTACGTCATTAGCAGACATTTCTTTAAATAACGGTTGCATTTCTGATAGCATCATTTCAGGTGTTTCGTAAACAGGAGATATAATTTCCGAACCTAGGCCTTCGCCATCTGGGCTGATACTTGGGTCATCTTCGACCCTCCAGTAGTCTTGCGTAGTGTCGCCGTGACCTTGGTGATATTCGCCAGCTTCGACCTTTGCAAACGCACTATGATTTTCTGTCCAAGCCGATAGCTCATGTGCTACATCTTCTTGCGATGAACCCGGGCCAGTATCGACATAAACATCTAATATAGCGCCTATCATCTCCTGTACAGAGCCATATACAATCTGTGCCCATTTGTCAATACTAAATTCTTGGTAATATTCTTCTACTGCTTCGTCTAGACCTATTCCGTTATCCCTGGCATATTCTTCTAGCCATTCTCTGTATTCGTCTGTCATGTTTTCGTCTACATATTCACGGCCCCACGCTGTTTGACTATAGTCGTTTAGGATTTCTAAATCTTCTTCGTCTGCATTCGCTAGTGTTGTTTTCCTGTATTCTTCTATATCATCTTCGTCTACTTTAGCGTCTATAAATTTTTCCAGGAATTCTTCCGACTCGTTATTTTCGTTGACCCATTCGTCTGTATGCTTAATTATTAGATCATTTATTTCATCGGAATCCCACATATAAGAGTCATACTCTTCTCTCACCTTGCGCTCTTCATAACTACCGATGTGTTGCTGTATCTCACTATCGTCCCATGAAAGATTATCTAAATACTCTTCGGATGGGCCTCCGTCTATTGTAGTCCATACAGTTTCCGCTTCAAACCCACAACTAATCGGAGCCGCTAACGCTGATTGTGTAACACGCTTATCGTTAAAGTTAATTTCAAAGATAGGCTCTTCGATTAAACGACTTTTTCTTATTAGTTTGGATATTTTCTTCAGCCTCTTGCCTACTTCCATCTTACGATGTCCGCGTTTGCCTAAGTTTACACGATGCTTCCTGGTAGTAATATTTCGTAGAGCCTCTGCTCCGGAATCCTCTGTTTGTATTTCGCTCTGATCTACTTGCGGTAGGGCAATTTTCTCATCTGGGTCTATAGCATAATATTCTTTTGTCTTTTGATCTTGTACAACTACACTGCTTTTGTTCTTGCCAGCGCCAAATGGTGATATAACTTTTACTACGTTGCCTTCCTTACTTGGGAATTCAAAATCTTTTTGTAGTTCTTGCGCTTTAGCAACTACCGGCTTTTTGGGCTGTGCTTTTATAGGAGCAGTAGATGGGCTTTGGCTAGATGCTTGAGATGGGCTTTGGCTAGATGCTTGAGATGGGCTAGGACTCGACGCAGTTGTCGGACTACCTGACACTGCATTAGCTTTAGCACTAGCACCCATTGCTGGATAGTTAGGATATTCGTTTAACTTTTTAATACCTTCTAAAATAGAATACTTTCTTCTCATTATCTTCTCTTGTTTAATGTCCTAACCCTTCTACTTGCAGGGCTAAATCTTTTTGTTCTATTTGCTTTTCTGGACATGCGCTTGCCCATCTTCGCCTTTGTTCTTTTTAGTGTCATTCTTTTCTTAATATCTATCGGTGCGCCACATTGTGAGGCTTTACTAACCACCCGTCCTTTTCTAGGACCGCTAGTACATCTCACAGCTCGTACAACTTTCTTGCCAGACTTTTTCCATATCATTCTAGCTTCAGTAATAGGGCCTGCGAATTCGTCTAGTCTCATCCAAGCAACCGCCATATAAGCGATCCTACTACTGCTAGCAGTGTACTGAAAGTAATAGCTACAATGCTAATAATCCAGCCTTCTAATTTGTTAAGGCGTAGTTTTGTATCGTTTTTAAATTCTCGTAGTTCTGCGCTGATACTTTCGATACGAAGCATGTCGGCAATGATATGTGCTTCGAGATTGTTAGTATACAGTTCTTTATTTTTCTGATCTAAGTTTGGTTTGTTGTCCATTTTATTCCTTTATTACAACAATTGTTGCTGTGTAAATTCCATGTTTATCGAACTTGTAGTATCGATTGTGCCACCATTTAAAACAATTCCATCTAGTTCAGCTGTTAGTGTAGCTATACTGTGTACATCTGTTTTCTCAAAAGCAAATTTAAAAATCCAGCCTGCGCCTGTTAATGTAGGTGCTCCGTAACTTTCTAACAGATTGCCACCGGTACCGTCAAGTTCTACTGGATTATTCATAATAACTGGCATAGCTCTTAGTGCAATAACTTGTATTACGCTTTCAAAATCTTTTTGCGTATTATCTGTAAAATCACCGGTTACAGTTAAATCTATTGTTGTGTATAAGGTAAAAAATTCTAAATCACCTGTTAGTACTTCTTGGGCCGACATTGACCCTGATCTTATTAAACTCATATGTGGATCTCCACTTTATTATACTATTTATCAAAGCGTAAGAAATTGCAGACAAAAAAAATCCCCGCATAAAGCGAGGATTTTTAGTATTACTTTAAGTAACTATTAAACTACAGTTACAGTACCAGCAACTACAGTAGCGTTAGTAAGTACGCCTGCGACTGCTGTCTGCAATGAGGCAGCGGATACGCCAGGTACTTCAGTTGCTACATACATAATTGAAGCAGTTCCTTCTTCAACTACTACTGGGTTAGCTACAGTGCTTACAGCTCGTAGAACTGTTTCTGCGTTGCCGTCTACAGTACCGAAGTCATCGATATCAGTAGCCGCGTCAACGTCGGTGACGATAAACCAGTCAAGTGTGCCAGTTAAAAACTGATCAGCTAATGGTGCGCCATTTACTTTTGTTTGTGCCATTTTTATTCTCCTAAGAATCTTTTATATTGTTTTAACAATATGTTACTTTTATTTATCATTTCGACGCAAAATCTTACGTCTTAACGTCGTCTTTTTCCTAAATTATCTATTTTGTTTGCTATTCCTTGTCCCTTTTTGAAGCCTGAAACTGCGGATGTGCCTACATCAGTCATATCTATATCTTTCATTGGGTTTAAGGATTTTGCTACTTTTTTAATTGTTCCTGGCGTTTTTTGTCCTGAAATGCCGCCAGTGTACTGATTTCCTCTAAAGTTTGGATTCCAGTTTGGATTGCTGTACGCGGATACAGCGTCCTCGATATTATCGTAGGGCTGGTTTGTCTTGGGATCGTTAGTTACATTTACAAAGTCTTTGAATTTTGCTAATTCTTCTGGATTTTTGGCAAAATATTCTTCCGCTTGCGCTTTTATCTTAGGCGCAACCTCAGGTTTTACTTCTTCAATTATTATTTCGTGCATCCTCATAAATCTTTTCTCCCCGCGGCCCAGTACCCTGCAATTGCTCCTATGCCTGTGCCTATTTTCTTAGCTCGGTCTGGATTCTTCTTTGCTACTTTACCAGCAATATATCTGCCAGCAGTTGCGCCGGCTACTGCTCCTGCCGCTTTCTTTACTAGGCTTGTAGGCGTAGCCATGTTAGTTAGTGGATGAACTAACTCACTGCCTTGTGCTAGTTTTCGCATTTCTAATGCCATCTTATTTACAAGCATCTTTTTATTACTTGAGCTTAACGAATCCCACGATATTATACTTCTTCTAAAATCTTTTAACTTACTATTATTTATTTTCAATTGACTTTCTAGTCTATACAAATATCCTGCCGCTGTTTGCAATTTGCCTTTAGCACTAGATATTTCTTTTATGAATCTATAGTGTTTATTTGCGTCAAACTGCAATCTATTTAGATACGAAACCTCGTCGGTACTTAAGCTAATCCCTTCAGGATTGTTTATTACATATCCAAGCATGTACAAATCGGTACTTGTTGTTTTAAAGTTTTTGTAATTACCGTACCGTGAAGTCTTTTTAGCATAGTCGGTGTCGTTCTTAGCTACAAGAAACAAATAAACTGCTAGTGTATTAAGGTAAGCAAGTTCTGCAATATCTCTACCTGTAAGTTTTCGCATGTTATTTGTAGTACGATACAGCCTACTTTCGGATATTTCTTGATTAACTAAAAGTAGTTCCATTATCGTTGTACCGCCCTGTTTGCTTTGCTAAACACTTCCCTGGGTACTAATTTAATGTCACCCTCGGGGTGAGCCAGTACATATCCTTCGCCGCCGGACTGGCCACCTATGTTCTGCTGTACAGTCGATGCATGTTGGTCAAATTGTGATATGATATTATCTTTAACTTTCATAATAACACTAACTGCATGCCACAATGTGTTAAATGCTTGTTGATTTTCTTTTATATATACGTATAGCTTTTCTTTTTTTCTGTCAGTTATTCGTGGAGTATTTTCTAACCAAGTAATAAAATCTTTTCCCAGGTCAGTCATACCTGTATCTACTTTAGAGTTAGTATATGTGTACAAAATAGCAGGTAAATCTGTTAGTTGCATTGCTTTTATTTTATCAGCATTTAAGAATTCATCAATGCCTGCGGCATCTTTTTGTATAACCTTTTTTAATTTTTTTATCAGCGCGTTGTCAACTTGTGCTGGTTTCTCTGTAGTAATAGGCGGGACAACTAGAAGGTCATTGCCTAAAAATATGCCAGGGTCTTGCAACGGCTGTTCTGTTCCATCTGGATCCACTTGCCTGTGTATAACTACACCGGCTGTGCTTGCGCCAATGCGCTGGCCCAAGTCGGAGTTCATATCGACTGCATACTCTACAATGTTAGGTTTGAATACATAGTTTTGATTCTCTACGGGCGGTGTGTCAAAGTACAGCATGTCGCCTTTAAAGTAACCCCTATAGTCCGGCGGAGTTGCTTTTTCGAACACGTCAAATACATTGCGCATCCTTGTTACAAACGCTATGCGACGAGGATCCTCTCTATCCTTTCCTCCGCCCCTATTTAAAAGCATCTGTGCAAGTTCGTCACCGCTCTTAGAACGTCCGTCGTATCCTTTAGCTGTGAACCCGCTTTTATCTGTAAGTATAAACTCGCCGTTCTCGTCTCTACCGAATATTACTGCTGGAGAACCGTCCCACTTCAGTGTAACATTTTTATAATTCTTATTAGTTAAACTTTCTAATGCTTGTACTGCTCGCATTGCGCCTGAGGACCCTTCCCAGAAGATTAAGTCTTCTGCGTGTTGAATACGTGCATCTTCGTTGACCTGTATAGACTCTACTAAATCTCTAAATCTCATTGCGGTAATTCCAATCCTGCGCGGGCAAAGTTTTCTTTGGCATCTGCTACTAGCTGTTCATAGTTAGGCATTTGCTTTATAGCCGCGTTAATAGTTTCTACAGTTTGGAAGTCTGCAGGATCGCCGCCTGGACCTAATAATAGTTCAGCAATCTCTTTCGGGTCTTTAGTGATAATCTCTTTAGTTTCTCGATTAACTAATCCCTTTTGAAAACTCCAAGACATGCCTTTAGCTTTAGCAATACTAGCCATCATAATGTGTCGATGCATACCTTTAAATGGAGATTCTTCGTTAGGCGAGCCTTGCATGGAAAATTTCATCCACTCAGGTTTGCCAAACATTAAATCTGTTTGCACAAATCCATTGGCAGGGTTGCCATTAATAGGGGTGTTAAAGTGAACGGACACTCCGCTCTTTGCTACCCAGCGTCTGGGATCATCGTCTGGGTGATTTTGTTTTACCCAGTTAAGTAGCACATTGTATAAATCGTTTTTATCAACTTCGTCCGGATCAACTGCAATATCTAAGTCGCCGGAGGATGATTTTATTCCGGTTGTGCCCAGTTTAAAATCCCTGTGGTTCATGCCTGTAATCTTTTCCAACCATGCAAGTGTAGGATCGACGTCTGCTTTGTTAATTCTCTGAGACAATGGTGTGCCGTCAGCATCTTTAAAAACATTGCCGCCTTCTTTTAGTGTTACTGGCTGTTGGAAAAGTTCAAATAATTTCACTAGTACTTATCCTTTGGCACTAGCTTCAAGGGCTTTTTGCGTTTACTTTTGTATCCTCGACTAGCTGGAGATTTGTCATAATTAGTATCATTGTAGGCGTTTCCTTGCGGCATCTGTTGTACAGGCTGTGCTTGTTGTGCTTGCTGTGCTTGCTGTGCTTGCTGTGCTTGCTGTGCTTTCTTCGCCGCTCGTCGCTGTCCAAGTTTATCTATGCCGCTCCCTAATTTCGCTGCCATTGCCGCGGTTGTTTTATGTACGATGCCTGCATCTGGATTTAATCTGGTTGCTTGTGCCGCTCCCGGTGTTTCGCCGGATAGCCAGTTTTTAGCTTTTCCTAATCTAGAAGTTGAGGCAGGTTTATACGCCTTCATTAAATTATCGTGCATCAGCCCTTGTGCAGGGCGTTGGGTGTTTTTATCAACCCAGCGTTTAGAGTTGCCATCGTATATAAAGTTTTTATAATCTTTATGGGGTTTATTGTGCGTTGGTACAGGTGCCTTGGCGGCATCTACTACTTCACAGATTCGCATCGTCTTGTCTCCGACTTTCTTTTATAACTTTTTGAATGCCTCGGGAGAATTTAGATGAATCTTTTGCTTTTATGCTGTTAACGATACGATTAGTAAGATCCTTAGCTACATCTGGTTCATAATACATCTCTATTTTTTCAATAAGATGAATAGCACTTTGTATAAGGTGCTCGGCGCGGTTCTCGACTACGTGGTTTCGATCTCTATCTTCGGATATAAGATTAAGTTCTTCGATTATACTTTTACGCACAACAACTCCTGTTTGGACATTAACACTATTTATCGTTTACAAGTCATTTTTCTTCAGGAAGTCTCGCATGTTTAGAGCTTTGCCTACAGTATCCGAGTTAGAATCTTCTGTAGTTTGAATACTGTTGTTACGTTTTAGCTGATTTACAAGAGAATCTGCTGTAACAGTCATAGCATCTTCGTCTCCTTCCTCTAAATCAGTAATTCTTAACGTGTCAGGATCGAATTTTAAGTCTACTTTTGTACCTACACCTGCGCTAGAACGTGTTTTCATAAACTGAATCTGATATCTTCCGCGTTCTCGCATAGCATTTGACGTAAAAATACCCACCACGTTGTCTGCTGTTTGTATTTTTGAGATGCCGCCTGCAATGTGATGATGGTCAAATTCTATTTCTTCAACTGCGCCTCTGTTTAACTGTGATGCTGTAACCATTAGCAAGTCTCGTTCCATTGCTAAGTTACGTAGTTCCTCTGAAACATATTTGTCCTTAATGAACAAATCACTTGGAGAAACTTTGTTACTGATTGGCATTAACAAGTCTAAGTAGTCAACTAGTAAGCAATCTACTTTCTCGCCTACAGATATTTCGTATTCTCGTAAGAATGCGCGTATGTCATTACATGTAACACCATTGGGCATATACTTGACACGTAATTTACCTGAGCCTTTTGCTTTCATTCTCACTTTTAAGTCAACGTCATCGATGTTTCGCATAACTTCTTTGGTACTAAAGCCACTTACCATGGAGTCTAAACGCAAACTAATCAATTGTTCACTAAGCTCACAGCTAATGTAAACAACATTTAGGCCCGCGAATGCCCAGTTCACTGCGAAGTTTTGCAGGAACAAGCTCTTACCTGCGCCTGACCCGCCTGCAAAGATTGTAATCTCGCCTCTGTTCAGTCCACCATATAGTTTATGGTCAAGTCCTTTCCATCCTGTGCTAATTGCGCCCGACTGTGCTTTAATCCAGTCCAGGCGTTCTTTAGGATTCGCAAAATAGTCTAAGCCTAGGTCCTTTACAAGTCCTATTTGACTTGCTTCTTTGATTTTTATCTCTACTTCGCCGTACTGTTGCTTCTCTAGTAAATCAGTACTCTCGATAATAGCTTTTTCTAATCCCTTATGTCTACAAAAAGTTTCAAACTCATTCATAAACCAGTTGTGATGATCCGGCGTGATATGTTCTATCGGTTCTATGTCAATGCCGCCTACTGCTCTAATCTGTTCTAATGTAGGAATTGCGCTGTGTGCTGTACTGTGGCTAACTAACAACTCTACTGCCGGCTGAAATTTTCTACTAAAGAACACAGGGTTAACAATATTTTGGCATCTTGCAAATAAGTCTGCATCGCTTACTAGGAATCGTAAAAATAGTTCTTGTATCTCGTCTGTGTACTGGGTTATATCTGTCATGTAGTCTCTCTTATATATTTAATTTTGTTTTTACTTTTATTTTTGTCTTATTGTCTGTAGCATGTTTAATTATGCTTGCTACCGTCAGCAACCTGCCGTATTGTGAAACAGCATCTGCCGCGTCCTTGCAGTCTTTGTGCCAAGGCGGAAAACTTACGCTCCAGCCTAAGTCAATTGCTTGCTCTATTAATTCTTTACCTGGGGCATCTCTGTCTGGACATAGTATTACTTTTTTGTTTAACTTCTCTATAAGTGCCAATTGCTCCGGGCTTACTTGATTGCTTAGTACGCTAACACCGTCTACCAAAATGGCATCAAACACACCTTCTGTTACAATCATTATTTCTCGTTCGCTGTTCGAAAATCTGTCTAAATTAAAAACATAGCCTGTTGGAAATTCATGTAAGTACTTAGGTGTTTGTTTATTAGGCGGAGAAATGTGCCTTCCTGTCCATCCAACTAGTTCATTGTTATAAGTGAAGGGAATTATCAATCTTTTTCTGTATTTAACTGGGCCATCAAAATACAAGTAGTTATAATGCCCTAGCAGACCTCTATCTTTTGCGTATTGCTTAACCGGATGGTCATCGGGCAAGTCTGCAACTACTTTGACTACGGTATCTTCAGGAAATTCTTTTAATTCAAACTTACTAAACGTGCCGTTGTATTCAAATTCGTCTTCGTTAGCTAATTCATTGCTGTATTTTAGCAGTTCTAATTGTACGTCATGGATTTCTTTGTCTGTTGCGCCCAGTCTAGAAGCTAATGCTTTGTATTTCTTGCCTAAATGGGCAGAAGGTTCCCAACCTGTTTTGCAGTTTGGGTCGTT